GAACTCATAATCTCCTGCTCTAGTGAAAGTTACATTAAAACTTTCTCCACCCACAAAAGCTAAGTCTGGATGAGATAATTCTGGGAAACCTTCTATCACCATATTATGAGGTGGTAGATCTCCATTTACAAAAGTAACTGTATCTCCAGCAGGTATAGTAATTTCATTAGGTTCAAAGACTAAATTGCCACCTGAACCCATAGTAATCTCTGCAGCATATGCCATCCTAGGCATAAAAAGAACCGCTGCGGATATAAGCATTACCCACAACGTTCTTATAAATGTTTCCATGATATTAGATATTTGCACTGAACATAGATCCTTCAACTAGTATACAGTCTATACTATTAGGGTGACTATGTAAATATTCTACGTCTTCTGTTGCATGTTGCTTTGCTTCCCAAGCATTCTCTGCGTATTCACAAATGCTTTGGTGATGCCTAGATGAGTCTAGGTACTGTACTGTATAATGAGACACGATTCCAGCCGTGGGCTCGCATAATTGTACTAATATTTATTTTACTTATAGGTAATATTAACTATTATTATGTGAGCTCACTGACACAGTGTGGAATCACTCACGAGGACCATAATTAGGATCAACTTGTAAGAACATATTGGTATTAAAATCTGGATTCTCAGTTAGGAATTCATCCACATCAACCCACATCTCACACTTCTGACAGACTGCAACAGGTTGAGTAGTTCCAGTTCTTCCAGAAGTTCCACAACTATATCCACCAATGCATCCCTGAACCTTTCCATCTTGGCATCTAAATGCTGAACCGTTTCTTGTCCATTCAGGAAACTCCATTCCTACAGGAGCAGCTCCTAGTAAAGTATTTTTAGTTACCTCGGATCCTCCTCCAAGAGTACTAAGAAGTCCTCCACCAACTAATCCTACAGCAATTGCAATGCCTAACTTAACCTTGTCATTCATTTAATTATAGCGTCTAGGGGATATTTATGCCACTAACAAACACAACAGCACAAGAAATCCCACAAAGGTAACTTGTGTAAACACAGTCATAAAAAACATCCCAAAGGTATTAGTCTTCTTCATCCCTACTTCTAATTTCCACATTCAAAAGATAAAACCACACTACTGCCATAACCATAACAAGAGCAATTCTTATTGAACCCCAAGAAGTATCAATCATAAAACCTGAACTACTCCTTTCACATCAGGTATTTCCATCATTAATTTCTTCTCTATACCCTGCTTCAATGTCATAGAACTCATAGCACATGTGGAACATGCGCCACCCAGTCTTACTTTAACATACCCTTCTTCTGTCTCAACATACTCTAACCATCCACCATCTGCTTCGATGTATGGTAGGAGTTCATGAAGTACTTCTATTACGTTGTTGTCATTCAGTTCCATGTATCTTTTCAGAGCCACCCATATGAAAGTTCTCTGATCCTCCACTCCAAGGATTATGTTTTTCTATAGCCATGTCATACATCTTTTGATGTATAGTCTTCTCAACCTTCTTAAGTTGAGGCTTAGGATTCTTTACAGATGTAGCAACTTCCATGAACTCAGCAGGAAATTCCTCATCATCAGGAGGTTCATACTCACAGGGTGCAGTATCTATCCAGGAAAAACTACCCTTATCAGTAGCAACAGGCATACTATCTAAAGGGTTAGGATGATCAAACCATTCATCTGGATTTACACCTAAATCATTAACCATTTTTATTCATTTAGTAGATAGTCTAAGGTTTAAGACATAGCTTATGCAAAATATTGTAGCACAAACCAGAATCAATTGCATCATAATAGTATAGCACCAATAATAAATCCTTTAGCAAAAGAGATACAAACTACTTGATAGTCTGTTAGTCCCCACTTATCTTGGCACTTTTTAATAAGTGCCTTGTCCCATTCTACCACCTTATCAAAGGCGCCTTTTACTTTGTTCATCTTTCTAAACAGTAGGTTTTACAGGAGGTTCTCCACCAGGTTTAATAACCAAAGGTGCTTGTTCCAATCTAATAGTCTGAGCAGGTGCAGATTGAGTTGCTTTCTCAATCAACCTCTCCATATCTGCCTTAGATACAGAACCATTAGGACCACTACCACCACCTTCCATCTTCATTGTCCCATCACCCTTCTTAGATGCTGTCTGAATTCCGAAGCTAGCAAGAACTCCGGTAAAAACCGATGCGATAAAAGTCGGATCTATTTTCTGCTGAGGTAATCCAGGGATGGCAACATAATTTAATGTCAATATACCACCGGACCACACAAGAACGCCAAGTCTGACAAATGTAGAAATGATAGCAGCTTGTTCTTCCTGATCAGGAAGAATAGCATCTTTAAGTTTCCCTAAAGCACCTTTCTCTTTTTCCTCGTGCTTTTTTTCCTTTACCTCTTCAGCCATAAGTAGTGGAACAACTTCCTTTATTTAGTTAGAGGTTCTCTTCTTCACCTAATTGTATCTTACAATCAGATGTAGGATATGCAACGCAAGTAAGAACAAATCCTTGCTCCATCTGTTCATCATCTAAGAATGATTGTTCGGATTGATCTACTGTTCCTTCAAGAACCTTACCTGCACAAGTTGAACAAGCACCTGCCCTGCATGAGTAAGGAGCATCAGCACCTTCTTCCTCTGCCTTATCTAAAATATACTCATCATCTGGACACTCAAATGTAGTCTCAGTGCCGTCAGTGTCAATGACTGTTACTTGATATGATGCCATGAGTAATCATCCTTATTAGTCTTAGTATATATTATTATATCACACCTAAGGATCCGGCTGCAACACCAATTGTAAGCATACCAAAAAATTCCACCAAGCCTGTATAACTTGGTGGAATTGTTACTAGGATTTGATTAACCGTTGCTATCATTGATAGACAGAAGATAACCCACCAACATAAACGTATGCACTAAGCATACCCAAAAAGATAATTTGATACATTTTACGCACCTGCAGGAACTGGAACTGGTTCCATAGCTCTTACTCCTTTACCTCCACCAAAATCATCATCGTCATCATCATTAAATCCACCACCAGCAGCAAAATAAAATCCCATTAATATAATAACAGGCATAAAAGGAAATAGTAATGCCCAAATTGGTGATACTGATTCTGTTGCTGAGACTAATTCGCCCATTTTTATTTTGATTTCCTGATAAAGGTACGAGTAAGTATTTAGTTTTGTTAAGTTTTAGAATACACCAGGAATGATTTGACCTGTGGTTACATATGCACCAATGGCAGCAACGAATCCTATCATGGCCCAACGACCATTAGTAAGTTCTGCTTGAGGTCCATACTCTTGATCCATTACTTGCATTTGTGGTTCTGTAGCAAATGCATTTTGTCTTCCGCCATCTTCGGTAGTAACAGTCATTGTTGTGTAAAGAAACATTACATAATTATATAGCAAATATTAAATCTTGTCTAGGGATTTATACTCATTTCCTCACCAATCCTCTTCCTTCTTATTCATCTCTATCCACTCTGCATTATTTCTACAATATGCATTAGCATCTACCTTCATACGTAAGTGAGCAGTAGTATGCAGTCCCTCTATAATAACCAACATACACGTCATAAACATAGGGAGCATCCATAAAGGATGTCCAACTACCTCTCCTGCTGTTTCCTTTTTCATGATGGAATTATAGCATGAAATATGTATAGTAGTTTCCTATCGCCGCTAATCCTGAAACTACCAAAGGGGATTACCGCAGCCAGTATTTCTCTGGCACTATATTTTACCATAAAAAAAGGACCCTGTTAAGGGTCCTTTGTGTAAGTTATCTGATTAATATCAGAACTTGTAGGTTAGACCCAACTTACCAGAGAAATCAACAATGTCGTCTCCGCTGGAGTCTTCATTGGTGATACCAGAGATTTCACCATAGAGTCCAGTAGAATCAGCGATTTCATAATTTACGCCAACCTTACCTGAGATTTCAGTCTCGGTGTCATCAGTTGAATCAGTGTGAACGAAAGCAGGACCTGCTTGTACATAGTAGCCAAGCTTACCATCTTCAGAACCACCATCAAAACCGAAGTGAAGATCTGTAGTAGCAGTTGTATATTCGCCATCAGGATATGAAGCATTAGCTTCTACATTAACGTAAGGACCTGCAAAAGCAGCGCCAGCGAATAGAGGTGCAGCTGCAACAGCTGCTATAAGAGGTTTAAACATTTTTTTAATTGAAGTGTCTCGCAAGCATTAAAAAAGCCCGCGGATGATAGAACTCTCGACTGAGTTCTTGTTACATTCTACGCAGGGTACGATTATTTCGGGCCTTTGTTATGTAAAGTTATTTATATAACTGGCACATGTGACAGTTGTTCATACAGTGTAACATACTCTTGTATTATCTGTCAACACTATCCCTGGGGTTGAGTGGATGGATTAACCACTCTCCCTAGATAAGGATCAAAATCCATCCTATCTTCTATGCTCATATCAGCACCTGAAGTAGTCCAATAGTTATTTTGAACATTAAAGTTTCCTTTGTGGAAAACTTCTAGATGTTCTGGGTGTATAGTGGATCCTAATTCAATTCTATACAGCAACAAAGGAAGAGCATAAGTGTTACCTGAATTATAAATTAAATCATCAGCAACTGCTCTAGGTCTAACACCATTATCCAGTTTATACTTATCACCTCTACAATGAAGTCTAATTAATTTCTCTGCATGGTGTCTATTAATAACATAACACGCAGTAGAAAATTCATTTACAAATCTCTTATGAATTTTAACATGAACATCTCCTGTGCAGATGACTGCTATCTGAACCACGTCCCAGTCATAAGGAAATCTACAATAGAGATCTCTCCAACTAAAATTCCAAAACTGTACTAGATCAAGACTACAATCATCCTCCATCATGATTGCATAAGGAGAATCAGACGTCTCATACCAATGCTTAATAGCTTTAAGATGAGAAGTAACACATCCAATCTCCCCTGAAGTCATATTTTCAGGGTATCTTCCCTTGACAATACCACTTAGATCGTCTTCCCTTCCATCATAAGCAGAAATTCTTTCATAATTTTTTACTTCCCAATACTCAAATTGGTCCTCCATATATTGCTTTCTCTCTGGTTGCCCATCCAAGTTAACATAATATATGGGACCAATTCCCTGCAATTTAAATACTGCTTTATTCTTATCTAAAAGAGGATCCATTATAATTCAATCCTGTATACTTCTTCTGTTGGTTCTTCAAATTTTACTCTATCATAATACTTTTCATATAATTTATTCTTAATTTGAGTAACTACAGGATAACCATCATTAATATAAACTTCATATCCATTATCCAAAAGATCAATACAAAGTCTATACTGTTGACTCTCCTCTAATATATCCGTTCCTTCCTTATATGCAACATAATCAAAACAATAAGGAAGATTTTTATAATTTCTACTCACCACATAATCATAAAGGAACTTAGCATGAGCATCATTAAAATTATCAGTTGTCTCTCCTAGATTATATGGTATACCTAAAGTTTTTGCATAAGCAGCAAAGGCACGATTATCTCTTGGCAAACAAGGTCCACCAAATCCATATCCATATTTCAAAAACTTAGTACCAATTCTACTATCAGCACCAATAGCACTCAAGACTGAATCTATTTCATCCTCCATCCCTGCAAGAGTCATTACCTCACCTACCATATTGGCATAGCTAATCTTAGTAGTAAGATAACAATTAACTGCCAACTTAACTAGTTCAGCAGCAGTAGTGGACATGAAACTAATTCTAGAATCTTTATTAATCTTATGGTAGAGATCAACTAATTCATTACGATACTTCCCTTCATCACCACCAATCAAAACCATATCAGCACTTCTTAGATCTCTAATAATGCTACCTTGAGCAATGAACTCTGGATTGTAAAATACATCCCAACTATCTAACTCATCTTGGAACCTTTCACAATCCCCAGGATTAGTTGTACATCCTACTACAAATGCCTTTCCTTCTTTACCAGATTCAGCAATCTCTTTAACTACTCTCTCTACTGCACTAACATCATAGTCTCCTGTCTCCAAAGAAGGAGTGGCTACCAATGTAAAGATAATATCACACTCATTAATTACTTTCTTATTGCTTCTTGTGAACTCTATATTATTAGCATTCCATAAAAGATCATGAACATCTGGTTCAGTACTACCAAGTACTCCCTTCTGCAAGTTAATAATATAATCTTTACGTACGTCAGATGCTATAACATCATACCCTGCTTGCTCACATAAAAGAGCAAAACAAAGTCCAAGTCTTCCAGCCCCAATTACTCCAATTTTCATAGTTTAAATGTAGGTATAGGTTGCATTTTATGTTGGTTCTGAGTATTAAATTTCTTAAGAACTTCAACACCAAGACCTGTTCCATGTTCCATGGCTTCTTCTAAGGTAGCATAAGGAACGCCCAGCTGATCCTCATCAGTCCTTGCATCATCCCATAAACCATCAGTAGGTTCTGCTTCAATAATTCTCTGGTCTATACCCAAGAACTTTCCAAGTTCCCATACCTCAGTCTTATAAAGATCTGCAATAGGAGCAATATCTACTCCACCGTCACCATATTTAGTAAAGAACCCTACACCATAATCTTCTACCTTATTACCAGTTCCAACTACAATACCACCAGTAGTCGTAGCCACCTGATATAAAGTCACCATTCTCAATCTAGATCTAGAATTAGCAAGGGAATGATTACTATTAAACTCCTCTCCCATAAGAGCTTTAAACATTTCAAAAACACTAGTTAAGTCAAACTTCCTAACAGTCACATTAAAATGAAAGTTTTGTGCTAACCATGCCATATGAAGATCAGATAAATCTTCTTGATTTGATTTTTGAAGTAAAGGCATCCCTATTACATAGGTAGGAAGGCCAGTATGAGCACAAAGAGTAGAAGTAACAGCAGAATCTATTCCACCTGATACTCCTACAACTAAGGACTTGATATTATTAGCATCAACATAATCATTGATCCACTTAACTATTCTATCCTTTACTTCAGAATAATTTTCAATTCTATTCATAATGAACCATCCAATTCTTTACCGTATAATTATCTCCCACATTAAGAGGAGCATAAGTACGACAACCTTCAGAAAAAACAGGTACGTCTAATACAGTATAGGACATTCCTTTCTTATTGTAAATGATATTAAAGAAATCTTCAGGAACTTTATCCCATAAAGTTGGCATTACAACTTCTGCTTTACATCCACCAAACCACCAAGAACATTCTGAAAAAGAAGTTGCCCATGTTAATATCAATTTCTTATAGCATTGTGATAACAAATACATGTCAATGAATGCTGTAATGGTCTGATCTATATTATCAGAATGATTATCATGCCTAACTATATCATTCTTAGGGAAGGTAATAATTTGATCTCCATATCTTTCCTTATACCTATCAACTACAGGAGCATGATCAGTGGCAAGAAAGAACCTCTGTGTTGAAGGATACTTTTCAATCTCTTTCTCAAACCCACCATAGTCCATCCAAACACTACGACTTCCATCATCAACTGGAGGAAGATTAGTTCTCACATGAACCCCCACCATATTATCCTTATCCCAATCCTTAGTAAAGTCATCAATAATTTTCTTCACCTTGGGTTGTATTCTTAATCTCTCCCACACAGGAAGATACTTATCAATAAAATATTGAGGAGTATCATTATACAATTGATCTATAGTTTTATACTTATCACAATATTTTTCTTCATCCTCATTAACAAGTAATCTCCAACCAGAACTAGTCCATGGATGAATCTTTATATCTTCATCCTTATTACATAATTTAAAGTTCTCAAATAAATTTAAATCAGGTTCCTTCTCTATGAGAATATTCTCATACCTTTGCATATAAGAAACATACAATTTAATTCTGTTTCCCAATCCAGCTGATTTTAATGCTACAAAAGTACTCATTTCTTTATCCATTCCAAAACATCTACTTGAGGATTCCATCCTATAACCTTATTAACCTTCTCTATATTAGACCAGGTAGTTTCCATCTCACCTTCCCTCTTAGGAATATAGGTTTGATTATCTGAAATAGCATCTGCAATTTCTTGTACTGAATAATTAACTCCACTACCTACATTAAATACTCCACCCAAATGATCTCTCACTCCGGGCATCAATGCTGCAAGATAATTTGCTCTAGCAACATCTCCAACATAAATGAAATCCCTTCTTTGAGTTCCATCTCCAACTATAGTGAGGGGTTCTCCTGCATCTCTTTGTCTCTCAAAAATGCCTATCACAGGAGCATACTGTCCTCTTGTAGGAGACCTTTCACCAAATACATTGAAATACCTCAAGACTACTGTTTCTAATCCATAGAGGTCACTATACATCTTACAAAACTTCTCAGCAGCAACCTTAGATGCAGAGTAAGGATTCAAACAATCATCAGGTTGAGTCTCTACATTAGGGGGTTCATTATAACCATACCCAGAGGAAGTAGAAGAGTAAACTAATCTCTTCACCCCTGCCTCTCTAGCACATTGCAATATAGTAGTAGTCCCTACACAGTTCTTATAAACTGCTTCAATAGGATTCTTGATAGCAGGTTGCAATCTAGATTCTGCTGCAAGATGAAAAACATACTCCACCCCAGTGAAGACGTTCTTCATAAACTTATAATCAGTTACGTCTCCTTTAACATTGATAGCTTTGTCATTCCAATAGAACTTATCATTACATTCTGCACTTTCATTATCAACACAAACAACTTGGTGTCCCTTATCTAATAGATAATCTACCAGATTAGATCCAATAAAACCTGCTCCACCTGTTACTAATGATGTAATCATAATACTCTTTCCATTTCTTCCATGTGTTCTTCAATTGACTGATAGATTTTATCCTTCAATTTAGTAGTTGAATAATCATGATCCCTATTTAAGAAGACAACATCAATGGTAATATCTTTACCAGTATAGCTACCGTCCAAATAGTCTGAACCCAAAAAGCGAACTTCATAGTCCTTGAGATACGATAAGAATGTTTCCTCTGCATAGTATACTACAATGTCATCAACATATTTGATAGCCCTTAATATCTCCTTTCTATCTTCTAGAGACTGAACTGGTTTAAGTTTATAAGGACGTGCAAAAGATGGATCCTCATGTAAAGCAACTGTAAGATGATTACAATGCTCCTTTGCTTCCTTAAACATTCTAACATATCCAGGATGGATTAAGTCAAATGCTCCAGCAATGATACCCTTCTTTGGTGGTACAGTTTTCTTCCACTCTTCTGAATTTATTCCCTTATCATCAATAAACAGATCAGCAGTAGGTTTATGAAACATAGGTTCAAGTTCATGATACTTAACACCCCACATATCTAACTGCTTTATAGTTAACTGAGTCCAATCAATACCTGATCCTCTTCCCCTTGCAGTCATGATTATAATCTTATGACCTTCATCAAATAAACGATTTACTTGCTCTACCATGAAAGGGAATGGAGTTGCTTCTAGATAACCAGGTTTATTATCAGAAGGTCTCATAGGGGTATCACAAATAGTCCCATCAAGATCAAAGCAATACTTCATACTACTCCAT